TGGCGAGCGTGAAGAAATTGCGGTGCCATTCTGCGGCCGGGGTGCAAAGCTCGCCCGCATGGATCGCCTCCAGCCTGCCGCCGGGCTGCTGCGCGAGCCGCATGAAATGGCTCATCCCGACATAGTGAACCAGATCATCGCGGTACCCGAGTCCGATCGCCCCGCGCAGGACCCGGGCGGGCGTAAGGTTGTAACTGTCGTCATAGGCGGTGGCGAGCCGCTCGCCATGCGGCGGAAGCAGCACGTCGCCGACTTCCAGCATCGCACGCCCGCCATCGGCATTGATCTCGGTGATGATCACTGAGCCATTGAAGCGCGCGGCCAAAGGTGCGGTGGAGCCAGGGATATGGCCGGGCGCAACCAAAGATATGAACATGCGGTCGATATCGGCCGTATGAATCGGCTCACCAGGCAAGCCAAAGCCACTTTCGAGCGCCGAGAATGGCAAGGTGATCCGCGCATCGGTCGGCGTGCCCTGCGCGTAATTCCAGAGCCGCACGAACCAGGTGCGCGGTGCCCCGGCAGCATCCCGCCCCTCGATCGTCAGCGTCGGCCCGTTCGGCAGGTCGAGCGCGATCACGCCCTGCGACTGCCAGCGAAAGCTGAGCGTGGTGTGCGAATAATCGCGGTCAGTTTCGTAGGCGAGCAGGGGATGATCGAGCGTATCGACACTGTCCCAGATCAGCCCCACCAACTCGCCCGCATGGTGCAGTTCGATATCCACCCGCATCGCGTCCGGACCCAGCGTCACCACTGAGGCCATCGCGGGCCTGGGGAAATTGACGCTCCAGAAGCGCGGATCGAATCGCTGAATGAAGCTGCTTTCCTGTGCGCGGCGTTCGCGCGCGAGCCAGAATGCCATGACGTGTCCCCCGATCAGGCCTGTTGCAGTGAACGACGCACGGCGCTCGCAATCTGGCGCGATGAGCGTTGCAGTGCTGTCGGCGCGGCCACGCCGCGGGGCACGGCGAGTTGGATCGCCACGCGGACATCGCTACCCGCCGCGCCACCACCGGTCTCGATCCTGCCGGCTGCGGTGGGCACGAACACCTCGGGCCCGCGTTCGCCGACGATAAAGGCGCGTCCCGGGCTGACCGGACCGCCGGTCGCTCTCCCCGGCAGGCCAAACAACGCACCGATGGTCTGGCTGAAAAGATTGCCTAACCCTCCGAGTCCTCCACCGCCGGCACCGCCACCGCCGCCGAACAGGCTGCTGATCCCCGATTGCAGAGCGTGTGCGGCAATCTCGTTGAGTGCGTTGAAGGCCACCCGCCGTAGATCATCGAACCCTAGGCTGCCGCGCCGCAGCGCCGACAGAAGTCCATTTTCCAGCACGCTGCCAGCTCGCGAAAACCCGTCGAGCAAGGACGTATCGAGCGATCGCCGTACGCCTTCGAGATCAGCGGCAAAGCCATCGGTGCGGGCGCGCACGTCGATCACCAGTTCTTCAAAATCAGTGTCCATTGGCGTCGCGCTCCATTAGTTTGGCGATCATCTCGCGGCTGGGTGGGGAAAGGCTGGCGGGATCGGTGGGATCGGCGAGCGCCATCGCCAGTTCGGCAGGGGTGGCGATCCAGAAGTCATCGGGACGCCAGCCTAGCAGCCGTGCGGAGAGACCATACCAGCGGGAAGCGCTATCGCCGAAGGTCGCGATCACGACGCGCTCTGAGCGACCTGACCTTGCAGCACTTGCGCAAGCACGGTGCGCACCGGCGCGGTTGCTGCCACCAGCCCCATCGTCAGCACGGCTTGCCCGACAGCAGCGCGCTCAGGCCGTGTGTCCTGGGGCATGCAGTGCCACAGAAGTGCGGTCATTTCGGCGAGAGTCAGCGCGCCTTGTGCCGCCCGTTCGACCAATGCGAACAGCGATCCCAGCTCGGCCTCTGCCAGCACCAGATGTTCAAAGCTTGGTCGCAGCACGTAGCTGACGCCAGCCACCGTCAGCGCACATTCGCCGCGCAGGCGATTGGCGGCACGGCTCATGCCGGCACAACCGGCCCGGAGCTTTCGAGCTGAAGCGTGTAATTGCGCTCCCCGTTGAAATCCCCGGCATAATCGAGCCGCTGGACCAGAAACCGCCCGCGCAGCTTCTCGCCGTCCTCGAACGAGAGTTCATAACTGTCGAGCGTCCCGGCCAAGGCATGGGCGCGCACTGCGGTTTCGGCGACGCTGCCAAGGAAGATCCCCGCCGCGCTGACCGAGACCGAGCGCGTGCCCGCACCGGACAGCAACTCGCGCCAGCCACCCGATTCCTTGTGGGTGATGACCACGGTATCGCCATTGATCGACAGCTGGGTCGTGCGCAGACCGGCGACAGTCTGGTAGGCCGGGGGCGAGGCCCCATCGGAAATCTTGAGCAAGAAGGCGGCTCCGGATTGAGCGGGCATGAGGCGTACTCCTTAGATGGGGGCGAGGATGCGGAAGCGGTATTCGAGCAGCGCGCCCCGGCGATTGTCAGCACGGGCTTCGCTGCGTGATCGCAGAAAGCGGATCGAGGCGAGTTCGAACCCCGGATGGAACGGCGGCAGGTCGAGCACGCGCCGCTCAATCGCGCTGAGCAGCGGGGCATCTTCGCCGACGTCATCAGTGCGGGTTTCCAGCTCCAGCGCGATCCGCGTTTCGCGGCCCAGCCGGTCCTTGGTGCCCCAATCGATCGAGGCGCTGGCAGCGATCCCTAGCCATGGGGGGCTGGTGCTGAGCGGTGCCTCCTCCTCGATGGCATTGATCGCTGCAAGCCTGGGATCAGCCGCAAGCCAGGCGATGAGCGCGGCGCGCAGATCGTTTTCCATGGCGCTCAGCTCCCTGAATTGTCAGCGGTAAAGTCGGGCCACAGGTCGCTCGCCGAATGCCAATCGACGCCGGGTCGGCGTCGGCGGCGCAGACTGGCGGCTCGGCCCATGCCAAGGCGTTCGGCCCGGGCGCGTAAGCGTTGCACCAACCGGGCGGTTGAGACGGCAGCGGTGATCATGCCAGCCTCACGGAACGCCATGGCCGCCACAGCGCAGTTACGCTGGCGGGTGGGGCGATGCTGGCCTTGGTATCGCGGTCGCGGTCACGATAGTGATGCGCGGCGAGGCGGATGATCCCATGCCGCAGCGGTGCGGGCACCTGGCCCCAATCCTCGGCGATCCCGACCACCAGCTGCAAGGCCACACCGCGCCCTTCGAGCGGGCGCAGCAGTTGCACGCAGGCGGCATCGGCGATCCGCAATTCGAAGGTGTCGCCGGGTACCGCAAGCGATTGCCGAGAACCATCGGCGGCAATCAGCGCCGCACCGGTGACATCGCGCACCGGTCGCGAGGTCAGTTCTTGCCAGCCTGCGACGGGCGCGATCACTTCCTCGACTATTTGCACCAGCGGGATCTTGCCGGTGAAGGCCTCGCAGATGCTGAGGCTGGCTTCGAGCAACGCGATGAGGGCGTCATCTTCGGCGGGGCGGCTGATGCCCAGCCAGTGCTTGAGCTCTGCCAGCGCAGCGCCGCTTAGCACCGGCGGCTGCACGATAATCCGCTCCATCGCGGGTTCTCCTGGAATGTGATCTACAACAATGTCGCGCCCGCATCGCTCGGGACAGGCGGGAGGATGGCCTGAAGCGATGCGGGCGCGGAGGTGCCGACGCGGGAGCCAAGGGGCAGCTCGACCGCGCCGGGAAGCGAAGCCTAAGCGGGTTGCTTAAGCTTCGATCTTCAGCAGCTTGATCGCATTGGAATCGAGCACTTTGCCGCCGACCCGCTTGGTGGCGTAGAAGTGCACGAAGGGCTTGTTGGTGAAGGGATCGCGCAGCACGCTGGTCGCGCCGTTCTCGGCAATCAGATAGCCGTGACGGAAATTGCCAAACGCGATCGGGAAGGCCCCGCCGGCGACATCGGGCATATCTTCGGCTTCAATCACCGGATAGCCGAGCAGGCGATCGGGCTGACCTTCGACCATCCCCGGTTGCCACAGGAAGGCGCCATCGGCGGTCTTGAGCTTGCGCACAGTGGCAAGGGTCGACGAGTTCATCACGAACGCCGCGCCCTGCCGGTGGCCGGATTTGAGCGAGTGGATCAGGTCGATCAGCCGGGAATCGGGCGCGCTATCGAACCCGGTGGCGCTGCCTGATCCGATGTACTGGACCGTGCCGAAAGCACGCACGCCGTCCTCTGCCGTGCCAGTGGGTGCGGTCAGGAAGCCCTCGGGCTGGTTCGCCCCGGTGCCGCGCACAAACGCCGTGCCTTCGGCGCGGGCGAATTCGAGCGCGATTTCATTGGCGAGCCAAGTTTCGATATCGAAAGCAGCATCGTCCAGCATCGCCTGACTCGCCGCCGGGTTGGCGTAAAGATCGCCCGAAGGCGGTGCGATTTCGGCGAATTGTGGCGTGCCGGTTTCGGGGCGCGGGGCCGCTTCGCTGACCCAACCCGAGGCAACACCGCCGGTCGCAACCAGTTTGCGATAGCCCGCAGTACCAGTCTGCACGACCTGCGCAATCGCACGGATCGGGCTGATATCGGCGAGGGTCGAGGCGATCATTGCGTCGATCTGACGCGGCACGGCATAGCCACCATCAGCCGGGGTCACGCCGCTGATCGACTTCAGTTCCGTCTCGCGTCCACGGCGCAGATAGCCATCGACGAAGCCCTTCACTTCAAGCGTGTCGTTCGATGAGGCCGCGCCCATGGCCGGACGCGCCGCAGCGCGAGCAACCTTGTCGAGGCGCGATTTCACCTCGTCAACGTCGCTGCGCAAGCCGGTGATGGCGGCTTCGGCCATGTCCTGGCGAGCGACGATATCGAAGCTCGCGTCCAGCGGATCGGTGGTTGTCATGGGGATAGTGGTGTTTTCCATGGGGCAGGGGCCTTTCGGTTGGGCAGAAAAAAGGCCGCCCCAGTGGCGGCCGGTGGAAAGTGAGGCAAGGAAGGTCGCCAGGTGACGAGATGGACTCTCGCGCCATGCTGAAGCGGGTGGGTGACAAGGCTGACTTCGAACAGGTCGATCTCCAGCAGCTCGCGGCCCTCTTCCGATTGGCGCGCGGCGCGGGCGCGGAAACCGAAGCTGAGGCCGTTGACCGCGCCTTTCGTCAGCAGCAGCGCGGCGCGGCTGTCGGGGCGATCAATCCGCGCGATCACGCGCAGGCCGCGCGCATCTTCGGCGACATATTCGATCACCCCGATTGTCTGGTCCGGGCGATGCTGCCAGTAAAGCGGCAGCGGTGGCCGGTGCTCG